CACCTTATTTATCCACCGAGGCAGACGAAGTCCTACGAACTGAACTAAACGAACCAATCTTAACTAATTAAATAAAATGGCTAATAAAAAAATTACTGATCTTAGTGATCTTCCATCACCCGCTGGGGCAGATGTTTTACCAATCGTTGATGATGTTAGCGGATCACCTGTTACTAAAAAAGTTACAGCGAGCAACCTAATGTCCCTAGCACCTGTTCAGTCTGTCGCGGGCAAGACAGGTGCGGTGACAGTAGATGCGGGTGACTTAACCGATGGCAACTTTGACGGCACTGCGATATCAGGCTTTGACGCAAGTATTAATGAGCAGACAGGAACCACCTACACGCTTTTAGCAGGAGATAACGGAAAGGTGATTAAGTTCACCAACGGATCTGCAATTACGCTTACCCTGCCAAGCGGATTAGGCGAAGGTTTCAACTGTACAGTCATACAATACGGAGCGGGGCAAATTACCTTCTCAGGAACTTTCTATAATCAGTCTTCGCACACAAAGACCGCAGGGCAGTATGCAGTAACAGGCTTGATCAGTTGCGTGGCAGATTCATTCGTTCTAGCAGGCGATACAGCACTCTAAGTCCGATGACCTTTATACTTCCAAGTTTCGGAGCATCGGCTATATCCGCAGTACCTGGTGGTGGCGGTGGTTTTCCTAACACCTACAGCCTAGACTTTGATGGCACGGATGATTATGTAAGCACAGGCTTAGATGTAGGAGGTGCTTCTGCTCTTACTGTCTCCGCTTGGGTCAAGCACGATGATCTAACAGCTACTTCACCTAATTTACTTAATCAGTATGCAGGTGGAGGATCAAATCGTGCCTTTAGATTCTCGATGTATGCAGGTACTGCTTCTTGGCAAGGATTGCGTTTGGATGCGTACACTAGTGATGGGATTAAAGAAGCCAATTATAGTTTAAACCCCGTAATTTCAACAGACACATGGTATCATGCCGCTTTCGTATTCGATGGTACTTCTATCAAGGTCTACTACAATGGCGATAATTCTCAATCATCAGCAACTGCTACTTGGTCAAATGCCGCTACTCTTAACAATAATGGAGTGCAAGTTTTAATTGGAGGTGGATCGGGTGTAGGGACTTATACGAACGGCAAAATTGACGAAGTAGGAATATGGACTTCAGCTTTATCCGCTTCTGACATTACCGCGATCTACAATAGCGGAGTACCTACTGATATATCTTCTTACTCACCCGTATTATACTATCGTATGGGCGATAATGATGGCGGAACAGGCACTACTATAACTGACCAAGGAAGTGGAGGTAATGACGGTACTCTTACTAACGGGCCAACTTTTTCAACTGATGTACCCTCTTAAAATATTATGAGCAGAAATTATGTAATCATTGACGCATCCGAAGTTTCTTCGGTCGATTTTAATCAGGTTCTAGAAACCTCAGCAGAAACTTTATTGTACAACCTTGCGGGTACTCAGACCTTCGTAAAGTTCGAGGGTGAAACACCATCATTCCTAGCGGGTAAAACGCAGTACACACATTCCGAGATGCTTGAGATCTTAGCAGGCGAGGAGTGGACAGACCCTGACGCGAATCCTTAATGATCTATGCACTCTTGGCACTTACCTTATTGGCGGGATGTTCGCTTCGTTCGACATATCCGACATTAGGAGCTATTGCCGGAGGAGGTGCAGGAAGTCTTGCGGGACCAGGCGGTGCGGCACTCGGTGCTGGCATCGGTGCTGTAAGCGGGGAAGCCTTAAAAAATGCAGATGCACTCGTAGAGGCCGAGGAAACGATTGAGGCTTTGACTCATGGCGATGTATCTGCCCTGGTAGCTCAAGGCATGGCCGAGCATCAGAGCGGATTCGCTGAATTTACTTCCTACATAAAAAGAATCCTAATCGGAGCGGCAGTCATTCTAGGATGTTACCTGGCAATTCCTATTTTTGTGGCGAAAAGATGTGCCAAAACAGAAGTCACTCGATCCACCACTCGACCTCCCTTCCCTCGACCTTCTGATCAGAAATGAAAAACTTAATCTTACTAAAAAAGAAATTCGAAACACTCTCTAAGAGGGGAAAGATGGTTACTGTATTTGTATGCTTGATAATAGGTATCATAGTTTTGGACTGCCTATTTAAATGATGATTGATCGAGTGTCAGTCTTAGGAATGTCAGGCACAGCGGCCACCTTCGGTCTGTCTGCATTTGACTCGGTAATTGGAATTGCGGTCGGACTAGTGACCTTGGTTTATATGTCCCTAAAACTTTGGCAGGAGATAAAGAAGTGAAGACTGTTGCGTTAAAAGATATTAAGACAGGCGGTTTCACCATGTGCCGGTTAACCGGCTTTGGCACAATCTCATCAGATAATAGAGAAGATTATGGAACTCGCGTATCATTGGGAAATGTCAAAACATCCTTGGATCTCAAGGAAACTAGGATAGTAACCCTAGAAGATGACAAGGCAGTAAAGGATACCAAGATTGCTAACTTAGAGTCTGATAAAAACGATAAAGATAACAGGGTAGCCACACTAGAAACCGACAAGAATCAGAAGGACACGAAGATTTCCACGATGGAGTCGGATATGGCGTTGCTTGCGAGTCAGGTAAGCCTAGGTAATGTTCGAGTTAGTCTTGGTAATCTAGCGACCCGTGTAACATCACTAGAGACTTTAGGCATCCAAGGAATTAGTAATCCCGTCAGTTGGACGAATCTTACGGAGATAAACCTAAGTGGTGAGAAGATTACCAACGGCGATTTTAGTAGCGTTACAGGCGGCGTTCCCACGAATTGGGTATTACAAAACGGAACCTTGGACGCCGATCAATTAGCGCTTGGGCGTGTTGACGGTGTAAACGGCGCTGTAGCAATACAACAGATGTTCAGTAGCCCGTTAGCTATCGGCACAAAGATTATTGTTAAGGTAGAACGCTACGATACGAACACAGGTAATGCGGGTTTCAGGCTCGTTAAAGCAGACGGTAATATACACGGTAATGTTGTGCAGATACCCCCTTCAACCGGCTTTGTTGAATATACTGTTGCTGATCACGCAATGGCAGGAATACGCTTAGATACGCTACACGGAACGCGTTCAATATCAAGCATTTCTGTGTTTCAAGGCGCAATCTCAGGCGGTTCTGTACAAGCATATGCCGGAGGTGGTTTAGAAAAGATAAGCGGTACAAACGGATTCAATGCAGGAGCTTCTTCAGTACAAAAGATAGATGGTAACTCAGACGGATATGTACAGTTTCAATGGAGTTCTGACAGCGTCAGGGTAGGACTAAAGTACAGCGATATAGATTTTAATGTAGATTCGCCTTACTTAGAAATTGATAGCACAACCAATACTATAGGCACTAAAAGCGTGACACCCGGTGATTGGTTCAGAATACGACATTACGCATCTACCAACGAAATAAAGTATCAACGCAAAGAAACTGTTTATGGTCAGAATCCAAACTTTGTTTTTGAAACAGCTTCAGGTAGTAATTACAACTATCTCTTAGCATCTAGACCTCTTGTAATTTCATTAGACGGATCAGGGACTCTTACTATAGGTGAGTTGTACGAGGTTTATACTGTTAGAGCATCCGACCAAGCACTTTATTTAAAAGACTTAGATGGCAATGCTAAAGGGTATCATAGTCAAGGGCTTCGTGGTGTAAGATTCGAGGCAGTAGAAGAAGTAGGGCAAGACTATGCAACCTTTTACACCGAACCAACGCTAACCAACGGAAACGATCTGTATGTCGATGTGTCCCTTTACCATGTTGGTGCAAGAATTAACGATGTAACTATTGTCACATGAGCAGATACAGGTCATACGGCAAACTAGACGATCCATTCGTGACAGAAGGAGACACCTTCTTTCTGCGGATGAATGCCCGTCTGCGACCTAATCAATTGAAACCTGGCGAGGTAGCTCTATCCAAGAATGGTCGCATGAATGACGATGGGACTTGGCAACCACGCAAAGGTTTATCGACTCTGTTCGGATCGATCACATCAGGAACAGATGCAATTCGTTTACCCTATGTTATCCAATCAGCATCCCGATCATCAGGAGTGGTAACAATCGTGTTGGATGACACTCCGAGTTTATCATTTATTCCAGGCGAAAATATAACCATTGCAGATGTTGATTCCTCAATTAATGGCACTCATGCATTAGTCTCTGTCAATTTTACGACCAAGACACTGACTTTTGCCAATGCTGGAAGTAATGTTACTTTCACAGTACAGGATGCATCAGTCGGAAACACATCCGTCTGTTCCACCGGCAATTCCATCGCAACGACTTTAAATTTTACCATTAACGATGATGGAGTAAATGCAGTTTATGGATCAGCAGTTTATAGCGATGCCTCATCGAACAATGACGATTATATTTTTTCGGCCACCAATAATCTTGCAGTCATCATTCGTCTGAAAGACTCAGCACTTTTTAAATGCCGGTACGAAGCGGGAGGGGAAACTGTAGATGGACCCGTAGGGATGACTCAGGGATTCGACAAGATGTTTATCTTCCGCTCCCGTAAGACCACTCTTTCAGCAAGCCCGGCACTTAATTCAATCGGAATATCTTCAGCATCCCAATCGGGTCAGACGATTACTGTTAATACATCCACTAATCATGGACGGGTAACCGGTGACTTTGTCACACTGACTAACTTGGGAAATTGGACTGTAAATCCGAATGACTGCTATCAGATCACCAGGATAAATGACACTCAGTTTACTGTCACAATGGCATCCTCACAGACTGCCACATTTAATGTATCAGGAGCACAGGCTGAATATTTTGAAGATTTCACTCGGGTAGATCGTGGAACTTATACAGCACCACAGTATCTTACCGATACCACCGCCACAGCATCAAGCGGAGTGGTGACAATGGATGTGGTAAATCATGGGTTGGAAATCGGAAATGAGATCACTATTAGAAATGGATCATCCCCGTTCGATTTATTCGTAAATCAAAATGCGATTGTTACCAGCACACCAACTGCTGACCAGTTTACATTTAATCTTGGAGTGGAGGATGGAACAGCATCCCTTACTGCCTCCCGGCAACTAGCAATCGGAAAAGGATTCATCCATATGCCGGCGGCTCCCTGGGGACAGTTTCATCAGCGTAGACTATGGGTTCCTTATTGGTTTACCTCAGATGTATCACCGACTGATCGGAAGAATCGTGATGAGATTGTGGCATCCGACATTCTTGATTCAGATACTTATGATCGGATTGGTAATCAGTTTAGAATATCTGCCGGTAAAAGCGATTTCCTGGTAGGCATCCAACCATTTACTCAGGATACTCTTGCGATATTTAATCGTAAATCGATCCACCTAATGACAGGCGTAAGTGGATCTCTTGCCGATGTAAAAACCAATGTGGTAACCACTGAGATCGGGGCATCTGCTCGTAAGTCAATCGTTCAGGTGGCCAATCAGATTCTGTTCCTTTCAGATCAAGGGATTTATTCTGTGGCCTTCCTGGATGAATATAATTTGCGGGGTACAGGCACACCTTTATCGGAATCCATCCAACCATTTGTGGACCGAATAAATCAGGACTATGCTCACCTGTCATGTGCCGTCTATTTCGACTCGAGGTATTGGCTTGCAGTTCCATTGGATTCAGCACCTGGGCGGGGAGATGCCACTAAGCTCAATGCGATTATCGTATATAATTTTATCAACGGAGGATTTGAATCCATCGACCAGGTAAACTCCACCGAGTTTGCTATCCGCGATCTGATCGTTGCCCGCGAAGGAGCACAGAACGCTCTATATTTAACTACCGAAGAAGGTGGCGTTCATAAGGTGGATGGTTTTGAGGGAGGCGATGTTGTTTCCCTAACCGCCGGGCAGGCTCAATCGGAAACAATTCCCGTGGTCAGTCAGTTGACCACCAGGCAGTACGATGCTGACTCAATGGATCGTAAAACCTTTAGCCGAGCCGAGCTTCATGTTAAATCGAATACGGGCTTTTCGACTGATGGTGATATTCAGTTTATCACCGAAGATCCCGATTCTACTTCCCAATCCATTAGCGTATCATCCTTACTCGGTAGCAATCTCCCTGACTCAGAAGAGGCATCGGTAAGGCTTAGAGTTAATAAAAGGGGATTCGGTGTACAGGCAGACTTTCAACCAACCAATGGCAGACCCTACCTTCGGTCCGCCAAGGTGGACGCTAGAATTACAGACCGATCCACCACATCAGTTTCATAGGAGAAATAAATCATGGCAGTATTACAAACAGGACAATCATTCTCATCAGGCGACCAGGTGACAGCAACCAAGTTGCAGGACATCGCCAACCTGGCAACCTTTCGAACAGGTACGAATCAGACCGCAGATGATTCCACCATTCAGGTCGATGGATCAGGTGGATACTTAAAGGTCAAATCGGCAGGCATTAGTTCTAACGAACTGGCGACTGACTCAGTCATTACTGCCAAGATACAGGATGGAGCAGTGACTGCGGCCAAGTTGGACAGTGCGGCAGTAAGTGTGCTTATGCCATCAGGTACTGTTCTGCCTTATGCAGGTTCAGCTTTGCCCGGCAATCCAAATGATTATTTGTTTTGCAATGGTGCGGCAGTTAGTCGCTCAACATACTCAAATTTATTTACAGCAATTGGCACAGATTACGGCGTAGGGGATGGTTCAACCACATTTAATATTCCCGATCTTCGAGGCCGAGTCATTGCCGGGCAAGATGACATGGGAGGGACATCTGCTAATGTATTAACCGATGCACAGGCTGATCAGTTGGGTGGAACATTAGGTGAAGAAGAACACCTCTTAACTTCTGCCGAATCGGGAATGCCTGCTCACAAACATACTGTTGATGATAGTGATAATACAGGTACTACAGTAGGTAGTTGGGCGTATGGAGATGAAGGGAATGGAGTATTAGAGTCAACTAATGAGACAAATGATGTTGCGGCTCAAAACGCATCTTCTGCACACAACAATGTCCAACCAACAATCATTTTAAATTATATTATTAAAACCTGATTTATTATGGATATCTTCGACAAACTATTTAACCGGGAGCCAAAGGCAGAACCAATGCCTGACCCTAATATGAAAAGAATCTCTGAGATGTCAGGCAAGCTATCGGCACAGGATCGCCAGTTACTTGATGACATGGTTTACCTTCAGGAATCTCGCAGTAAAATCATGAATCCAAAACCTCCACAGGGCGAGAAGTTGGCATACATAAATCCGATGGAAGAGGAGATTCTCAGAAACTCGGGAGCATCAGTTCCCACTATGACTCCTGAAGGGATTCCATCCTTTGCACCCGATGATCCTCTTAAACAAGCTGCCTCTCTTCTTAACTCAGCGGCACCACAGGGAGAATCGCTCGCTTACATAAATTCTGAAGAGGCAGAAATGCTCAAGGATGCGGGTGGGGCGGGAGAACCTGTAAATAGTTCGGGCGTTCCATCGTTCTTTTTAAATAAGCTCTTTGGTGGAGGAAAGAAACCACCTCCCATGCCAAAACTTGATGTCGGTAAATCTGCTCGCGATTATGTAGATGCTATGGCAGACCCCGCTTTACAGGGTAAGCTCTTACAGACTCGTCAACAGTACGATCCGCAGTATCAGGACTTACAGATAAGCCTTGCCCAGCGAGCCGCTGATCCTATGGCGGATCTCGCGGAATCAAATGCGAGACGAGCACAGGACTTTGGAGCACAAATGGCCGAGCGTCAGGCAGGTTCTGATATATCGATGCTCAATCGATTTGGTGCTGATTTAAATCAGGCGGTAAGGGCGTCCGATCCACTCATGCAGGCTCGCGTGGAACAGGCAAATCAGTTAGCCGACCAGGCATTTAGAGAGTCACAAATTCAGGACTTATCTCCTGAAATGAGACGCAGGGCGACTCAATCGGCTCGGGAGGGATTGGTGGCTCGAGGCAGGGATATGGACAATGCGGCAATCGCGGCCGAGGCGATGAGCAGGGAAGATTATTTACGGGACATAATTCGCGATAATCGTCAACAGGCACAAGGCTTAGGCAGTTATGCGAGTGGTTTAAATCGGGCTACCTCTGTCGATCCAATGGCTATGCTTCGAGGTGGAAGTAATTACACCCAGCAAGGCTATGGCGAAAGAGCGGCTTTATTTGGGATGCCACAAGAACAGATAACTCGGATCAATCCTGATGCGGGTGTGAATATCGGAATGCAGGATGCGGCTAATCGTGCGAATTACCTGGCGAACACCTATGCGGCTCGCGAACAGGCGGCAAGCGGAATGGCGAGTGGATTTATGAACATGATTGGAAGCATCGCTGGTGGTGCTATGGGAGGATAAAACTATGGCAATTGGCGATACAGTACAGGCAGGCTTGGGACGGATGGACTTCTCAGCCTTTCAGACAGCAGGGGCGGCACAGGCTCGAGCGAATGAGGCATTCGGTAATGCACTCGGACAGGCGGCCACCGCATACTTTGAAGGGAAGGAGAAGAAGGAGCAGAAGAATGCTCTAAAGGAATATCTCATGCGAAATGGTGCTAATGAGGAGGATGCAAATGCGATGACTAAATCTCCCCAAGCATTAGAGATGTTTAATCAGAAGCTTGCCCGTGACCAGCAGATGGACATTGCCAAGTTACGGGTCGCCGCTCAAAGGGCAGAAGGTGGTGCGAATAGAGCACAGGTGGCGGCTAAAATGGAAGATGAACAAAAGAAAGAACAGATAGCTACAGATTTTAAACAAAAGTTGCTATCGGAAACAGTAGACCCAGCAGTACAGGCAAACTTTGAACAGGCACAACCAGGATTATTTGCATTGGGAGGCGATCCGACTCGGAGGAATCAATTTTTAGAGGCTCAAAGGGATCAGCAACCAAAAGTAATTGCTGGCGAACTTGGATCTTCTGATTTCGCGAGGTTTGCTCAAGACAATCAACTTGATCCCAATTTGGCCTATAATAGGTTTATTAAGCTACAAGAGGCAGAGGCAGATTTAGCAGAGTCAAATAGAATAGACCCAAAAGATGCAATTGACCTTAAAAATAAGGAAGAGACAACAAGGCAATTATTTGACAAGCCGTTAAACGATCTCAGTGCTAATTTCGATAAAAATAAACAAGTACAAGATTATAAAAATGTCGTTATATCTTATAATACGATAAGTTCAGCGGCAGAAAACCCGTCAGCCGCGGGTGACCTAAGTTTGATCTTTCAATACATGAAAGTTCTTGATCCTGGTAGTACAGTTAGAGAAGGAGAGTTTGCTAACGCACAAAATGCCGCAGGAGTGCCTGATCGAATTCGTAATTTATTTAATAATTGGTCAAAAGGGCAAAGGCTTGACGAGAATCAAAGGCAAGATTTTATTACCCAAGCTAAAAAAATAGTAGATGCTAGAGGTAAATCTATTGATCCCTTAATACGCCAAACTAGGCAAAAGTTTGACAGAACAATTAATAAGCAAAACCGAAATCTAACACCCGATCAAGCTGACTTACTTTTTGAGGAGGTAATATTCCCTGACATTAAATTACCTCAAAACGCGCAATCAAAAGGACAACCCCCTCAAAACCAAGGTTCCTCTCCACCGCCCTTTCAACCGACACAATTACCAAGTGGTGGAAGATTTACTCCCATAAGATAATGGCTAAGTACGAGATTAGTCACCCCGAGCTACCACAATTGCAAGGGATATTGGAATTGGATGATGGCGTGGAACCATCGGAACAGCATTTTTGGGAAGCCGCTAAAACAGTGGTTCGGCCATATGGTGCATCGCAATTATCAGACAACGCTAAAATCGCCGCATATAAAAATGGATTCTTCGATACACCAAGCACACCTATTCTTGATGTAGAAGATGATCCTGAGACAATTCAAAATGAAGAGCAACCTGGTATGCTTTCAAGTCTTGGAGATATGGTCAGTAAGCTCGGCACAAGAATCGATCCACTGACATCTCCCTATTCCAAAGTATTACAGTTAGACGATGAGCCTGTAGCTTACGATAAAACTGAAAACTTAGAGCAGTTCCGAGTGGCAGGAAAATATCTTTTCGGACTACTTGATAATCAGGAAAGTTTGAGCGATCTAGGTTTTGATCCAATTAGCGAGGCATTGAAGTATACAGGGATGCCGTTTTACACCAAAAACAAAGATGCCCGAGGGCGGGTAAAAGCCGCCGCTATGGATTATGCCACCGATAATATTAAGGCATCGGCAGGTATGGGAATGGCAAGGGCATTTAAGACTCCTGAGTTTTTGCTCGAAGGGGGTGCATACCTTGCAAATAAAATTACACTGGATGAGGAGGATGACGAAGAAATCCTAGATTATGTAAACTCGGCTATCGGGTTTGATAAAGTAAATTCAGAGTATGAAACTGCCGCTGAATTAGCGGCATGGGTAATGGATAATCCTGTCGATGCAATAAAAAGCACAGTCGGAATCGAGCCTGAAAAAATGTCATTCAGTTCACAACTTGAGCAGGATATTCGTACAGGCTACCAGGAACCCAGCGAAGGCGTTGGATTAGCATTTGAGATTGTCGGAGATCCTTTAAATCTTGCAGGTGCTCCTGTAGCCAAGGCCGTAACCTCTCCAATGAGAATTGGGCTTAAAGGCAGAATGCTCAAAACTCTTACAGATGTTCAGCAGAAAACAATGGAACTTTCAAAGTATCAAAACATACTTAAAAAGTTGCCGGATGATGCTTTAGTTAAGGGCAGGGTAGCACAACAGGCTGAAAGAGTTGCAGGCGAATTAGCAGAACAGCAAAAGATTTTACAGAAGTATGGTAGCAACTCGCTACACCTTCGACTTATGGGTAAAGCCTCACCCGAAACTCTCGGCAAGGTCGCAATGGAAACATTTGACCAGTCAACCGATGCCGGAAAGATGGGTATGTCATTAGTTCAGGAGGCGACAAAGGCATCCGATCAGATGAGCAAACTCCGTAGAGTTGCGAACACTGCGGCCAAACTCAATCCTGAGATTGCCGGTGCTACTGTTGGAGGCTTAGTGGCTGGACCTGTCGGAGCAGTTGCAGGTGCTACTATACCGACTGTCATAAAAGTGGCGCGACTTATATCCTTCATGCCTGAAAATGTGGCAACTCGTTATATTATAACGGCCGCACAAAATGCTGGTGAGGAAATAACCGAACAGGCGGCTCGCCAAAGATACAGAAATTACAGAAATATGCTTGGCACTGCCCTGGGTCTAGGTTCTGCCGCAGGGTTTGCTATTGACTCGGATGCATTAGGTGGAGGAGCAGGTATAGCCGCACTTTCCACTTTACTTGGACCCAAAGCATTATCCCTGTTCGATAACATCGCAAGAGATGCCCGAGTAGTCGGATCAGAACTTACTCTCGCAAGAACGGGCGATCATACACCATTCTTCCGTAGACTTTCTATGCTCCCAACTCCCGATCAAGGACTCGCTGGAGCAACGATGGATAAATTTAATATCCTTATGAAACCTGGTCCTGAAGGATTAGTAAGTAGAGTAGGGGATGCTATTGCTCAAGGAGGTAGGGCATCAGTGAAAGAGGTAAATCCATCGGCACAACCTTTTAGGGTAGGACCAGGTGGAGAGAAAATCGGGCAAGCCCCAACCATATCAGGTGCGACTCAAAAGGTTGCAAACTTTTTAGACAAAGCCGGACCTTTCGGTAGAATAGGATCTCCTGTTGAGTCTATGGGCAGATTTGCCACAGGCATGGCAGTCGGTGCGGCGATACCTTCGAGTATAGGCTTTGTGGCATCAGGAGGGCAGGCAAGTGGTGCTGTGGCAGGTGCAGTCATGTCAGCACCTTTCACTGCACTCGGAACAGGTGCAGGAATGTATCAGAACTATAAGACCAAGGGCGACCTTTACGCCAAGCAAATAGGTGACATTCAATACTATCGTGAGCATTTAACTAAAAACGAAAGAGCAGAATTTGATGCCTTGCCGGCTAATATAAGAGCAAATGTTGCAGGCTACAGTTTATCCCATCCCGATGTTGTATTTAAACAGACAAGCGAGGGGGAGGGAGGATTTAATCCTGTAACGATGGAGGTATCCTATAATCCTAATGGTACAGGATTTTTAAAGGGTACTATGGCACATGAGATTACGCACTTCATAGAAGTCCACGGACTTACTCCAATGGTTAATCGGATACTGTTTGGCGATCAAACGACTAAGACACCAGGTGAATTTGCATCCTACGATAAAGATGGAAACATCGTTTACACCGATGAGTTTATGCAACTTAGAGACATATATATGGATCGTCTCCGAAAGGATACATCACTAGACCCCGATGCTGTTGCTGAATATGAAGCTAATCCACAAAAAATCGGCAGAGAAATATTTGCCGACCAGGGAGCCGATTTTCTTTTGACCGGCAAACGGGAGAAAGCACTCAACCAAGGACCAGTCGGAAAGCTGATGCAGGAAACTTTAAAAGGTATCACAGGCGTATCCTTTCTTCGAGACTTCCTATTGAAGATGAATCTCCCACTCAATGCAGATGGAAAGTTTATCACATCGACAGACCTCTTTAAAGGTAAGCTCCGAAAAATCCCCGAGTTACAGAATTTAATAGAAAAATATTACAAGGATGTCCGAGGATTAAAGAAGGCACAGATTGAAGGTTCAGAATACACTGATCCCTTTACCGGCAAAACCCGCAAAGAAGAAGGCAAGAAACCAATCGATGATGAGTTTGAAACTCTGTACTCAGTGGAAGATCAGAAAAACCCCAATGTGGTCGATAAACTAAACACTGGTGGAATATTTAAAAGTAATCCACAAACAGGAGAGATCGAAAAAGATGCACTGGGTAATCCAATTCGTATGACTAAAGGTGAGGCTGAAAAAGTTTCACAGGCCGCCGGTGATCATGCCGCAGATGTATTAAAAAGAAATGGCATAGAAGTCGAAACCAACGATAAAGGTCGGCCATTTGTTAAAGACTTACCAGCACTCAGCGAAGCAGTTATTGATCAACTCGCCAAAGGACCAATTCATCCTAGACAATTAGCCGCCCTTCGTGAAATCTCCCGAGCATTAAGAGAAGGAGACGGAGAAAGGGCAGGAATGCTTATCGGTTATTATGCCGCCACACAGGGAAGAAAAGCAAAGGCTGTACCATTTGCCATCCGTACAACCATGCCATTCGGCTTCGAGCTTACCGCACAAGGAAACATCATGGTCCGCCTGCATGATGTCGATCAGATACAAAAGAATTTAAAATTTCTCAAAGGCGAGAAACAACCCAAGAAATTACCCAAAGAACTTGTCGGAATGTACGATGAACTATTTGGAAACGACAATGCCGTTTGGGACGCATTTGCTCTGTATAGGCAGAACACCGCCAACGGCATTGACGGCAGGACAGGACTAGATTCCGATCCAGTCATCGCAAATAAGAAATTGAACTTTCTAAATGCATTGCATGGAGGGATCACCAAGTCTCAAGTCGCTATGAATCCTGTTCTCAATGCAATCGGATATCAGATGGCAGGGATAAATAATAAGAACAATCCATTCGGTCCAGCCACTAAAACATTCCGATTAGATCGAGTATTCAATGCACAACGATCAGGGAGAGCATCGCCCGTAAACGAGCAAAGAGTAATAAACTTGATGTCTCCACAAGGACAGAAACTTTATACCCCAAAACCCGAAGCCGATGTGCAGATTACCGACAAGCTCTTCATGCCAGGCGATAGTAAACTAAAACCTAATAAATGGTATATAGCAACTGTGGATGAAGGTATAATCTCAGGCCCACATAAAAGTAAGTCTGAGGCAGATATGTACAGGCCCGATAGTATTAGTGTCGAAAAGAGTAAAGCACCCTGGAAGGGGGCAAGTTACTATGAATCTTCAGGAAGATACATTGTAGGCCGAGGGAAAAATATGGACGAGTTTATCAGAGATGAACCTTCCAACAAACTCTTCATGCCGATGTCGAAGGATGATAATCTTATTAAATCACTTGAGACAAAAGGTCATAAGTTTACAGGCCATCCGATGTTACAAGCGGGTCAACTAATTATGGATGGAAAAGTAGTTGTTGAACTTGGAACCGATTTTAGTGGCAACTTAGAATTAGCAGGTATTCGAGCATTGGAAAAGGGAGCAGGAATACCTGCATTGAAATCAATATTAAATACAGCCAAAGAAAACGAAATGGCGGTAACTGGGTTTGCAGAAGCATTCGGTAATACCGATCCTAATGCCCCAAAATTAAGCCAAGAAAGATTGGAGTCTTTATATAGGCGTTTGGGCGGGGAAATAAATTCCTATGGAAAGGTTGTATTTAATAAAGAGTTTTTAAAGAAAAGATCGGTAAAACTCAGAGGTTTTGGAGACAAACTCTTCATGCCGGCCTCCGAAGCGGGTGCGGGGAAGGGGAAGCAAGCCGAGGCCGCAAAGCTATGGCAGGAGAAGGGTACGGATTCGCCATACTTTAAGAAGTGGTTCGGCAAGTCCAAGGTAGTCGATGAGAACGGCGAGCCGTTGGTGGTTTATCATGGGAGTATAGAGCCTAATATACAGACATTCGATTTACGAAAAGCGGTAGAGGTAGAGGGCGGTATATTTTTTAGTGACGATATTGGAGTTGCAGATCAATACACCTACGAAAGAGCTTATGGTGATATTATAAGCGATGAACCTTTAGGTGATGTTACTGAAGCATATTTATCTTTTCAAAATCCATTGGAGTATAAATTAAAACCTAATCAGCAAATCGTTGATGCAGTTGAAATGACCAGGGCGATTAAGTCTGCTAAAGAAAAAGGGCATGATGGTTTAGTAGTTAGAAACATTGATGATTCAATAGGTATGACAGGTGATATTAGTGACATCTATGTCGCCTTCTCCCCCGAACAAATCAAATCGGCGACCGGCAATCGGGGAACCTTCGATGCGGGGGAGAGGAATATAAACTATATGCCCTCAGACTCCAAAGCGCCAAAGCGCCAACCCGCCAATCGCATTACCCGCCAAGCACCAGCTATGCCTGGTAATCGGTTCATGCTACCTGCGGCTACAGCAGGTGCTAAATCTGCCGAGCGATTTCGCTAATTAGGCACTGATATCCCTCTATATCCGCAAACAAGCCCTTGCGTTAATTAGGTATTAATTTCTGCCAATTTCTGCCGTTTTAGGGTTGATCTTGTGAATATCTGTGCCAAAATTAACGCAAGCAGTTGCATGATATATTTATGAAAAAAGGTAAGAAAAGATGGATTAACGACATGGCGTGTACATTGTACTATCGTGGCATGACCCGTAAGTGTTTTGGTGAAAGTATTGATCACTTAAAACAACGAGTGCCTGATGCGATCAAACGCGAGTGGAAATTAAACGCCAATATGAATACGGACTTCATGCATAAACTATCGTCAAACGAGTATAGAGGGTATACAATAGCTCTTACCGGTGAACGCATTAATTACATCATTATCGACCGAAAAGACCTTGTTAAAGAGGCCGCCAAGCTACTCGGTCAAATTGGTGGCCAGGCAGGAACAGGTAAGAAAAAAGTCCGAGGCGATTCAAATTATTATCGAGTTTTACGAATGAAAGGTGTCGAGAAGAAGAAACAAAAAATACGTGAAAACATTAAAAAAAGTGAGAAAGTGTAACTTATTTGCCATGTAGTAAAGAAAATGTTTGCATTATTAACGATTATTTACCAATTGTGGATTAGTTCACTTTTAAATGGGCTGAACAAGTTCTTTTACAATACATTTCATAACAATAACCGGCGGGAAAGAAGCAGAACTGTTTCGCACAATATGCATTATCTTATTTTTTGCGACATTTCTAGGGGGTAACTAAGTTTAGTTTTTTTCCGCCGGTGACTTATTCACATCGGCAACATGGAAAATAACCCACTAAACAACT